CTACAACAGCTACTACAGGAATTACGTTAGCTTCTATAGATAACATGCCAACCACAGGCACTATCAATGTAGGATCTGAAAATATTTCTTACACTGGGTTTAGTGATTTAGAGCTCACTGGAGTAACACGTGGAGTTAATGGAACTACGGCAGCTACCCATTCAAGCGGCGATACTGTTACTAATTTTGTAAATCAAGCTACAGAAATTTTAGAGTGTTCGTACAGAAATAACTCTAATGTAGATTCACCTTTAGAAAAAATAAATAGATCCCAATATCAGGCATTGTCTAATAAAACAGCGACAGGACAACCTTCACAATATTTTGTTCAAAGATTTATTGATCACATTTTAATCACTGTTTATTTAACACCAGGCGCTTCTGAAAATGGTGATGTTATTAATTTTTATTATGAAAAAAGAATTCAAGATGCAGGTGCCTACACTAATGCAACAGATGTACCTTATAGATTTGTACCTTGCATGGTTGCAGGTTTAACTTATTATTTATCTATGAAATACGCACAACCAAGAATACAAGAAACAAAATTAATTTATGAGGATGAATTGGCTAGAGCTCTAGAAGAAGATGGTTCTTCAGCTAGTGTTTACATTTCACCTAAAACTTATTATCCGAGTATATAATTATGGGAAATTTATCAAAAGGAAGACACGCATTATTTATTTCAGATCGATCAGGTCTAGCATATCCTTATAGAGAAATGGTTAAAGAATGGAATGGTGCAAGAGTTCATACTTCTGAATATGAACCAAAACAACCTCAGTTGGAACCTAAACCCTACACTGCTGATCCACAAGGATTACCACATCCAAGACCGGCAAGAACAGAATTTCCAACTACAGATTTTTTACCAACTAATCCTTTTACAATGACCAATGCTTCTATTCAAGTTTCTGTTAGCTTTCCTTTTAGTGGTTATCAAAATGGAGACTTTATAAGATTCTATGATGTTAAAAGTCCTGTGGGAGGAGTTGCAATTTCTACGTTACAATTAGAAACTACTTTAAATGGAAGTATTACAGCAACCGATACTTCTATTACTTTAACTGACTCTTCTGCTTTTCCTAGTCAAGGATACATTGCAATTGAAAAAATAAATGCAACATCTGGATTATATGAAACTGAAACTATTTACTACAATGGTAATTCAGCAAATGTTTTATCGAATTGTGTTCGAGGAACAGCTGCTCCTTTCAGAGGACAGACTCCCAAAAACACACCCGCAGGTGAACACTCAAGTGGAGCAAAAGTTTACGGTGCTTACGCAGTAACGATGGTTCCAACAGTAGTAGCACAAGCGGGACAACCTTCAACTGTTACAGAATTTAACAGTTTTACTTTTAATTTAATTAGTGCTGCAAGTAGCACAGAAACGGGAGGCGGGTTCCAATGTTTAGCTGGACCTGTTAATGATAGAGCATGACATACACAGAATTAGTACAAAAAATTAGAGACTACACAGAAGTAGATGCAAATGTTTTAACTTCAAGTATTATAGATGGATTTATTGAAAATGCAGAATTTAAAATTCTTAGAGAAGTTGATTCAGACAACAACAGAAGATATGACACAGCTAACCTAATTACCTCTGATAGATTTATTGGAAGACCTGCTGGTTTATTAATTGTTAGATCTGCTCAAATTGTTGATTCAGATGGAAGTTCTCAACCAAACAATAGAGATTTTTTACAGTATAGAGATACAAGTTTTATGTCAGAATTTAATCCTACGGAAGCTACTGGAGTACCTAAATATTATAGTTTATGGGACGAAGAAAGAATTGTAGTAGCTCCTACTCCTGATGCTACTTATACACTTCAGCTAAACTATATCTTGAAAGACCCTGGTTTATCTGCTACAAATACCACTACATACATAAGTCAAAATTTTCCCAACGGTTTATTGTATGCATGCCTAGTAGAAGCTTATGGCTTTTTAAAAGGGCCCATTGACATGCTCCAGTTATATGATAAAAAATATAATGAAGCCGTCAAAGGATTCTCAATAGAACAAATGGGAAGACGAAGACGAGATGAATATCAAGCAGGTGTTCCTCGAATAGGAAAACAATAAGGAGATATACTATGGCTATAACACAAGCAATTGCAAATGCTTTTAAGAAACAATTATTAGAAGGAGATCAAAACTTTTCTTCATCTGGTGGTGATGTTTTTAAATTAGCGCTTTATACTTCTTCAGCAACTCTTAACTCAGCGACTACTTCATTCACAACTACAAACGAAGTTGCGAACACAGGTACTTACGCATCAGGTGGTGATCCATTAACAGGTCAAAATACTTCAATTGCATCAGGTGTTGCAATTGTTGACTTTGCAGATTTATCATTCACAGGTGTAACGTTGACAGCTAGAGGTGCAATGATCTACAACACATCTTCTGCAGTTACTAATGCAGCAGTTGCAATTTTAGATTTTGGAGCAGATAAAACAGCTACATCAGGAACTTTTACGATACAGTTTCCAGCATTTACTACAGCAGCAGCTATATTAAGAATATCTGGTTAAGGAGAATTAAATGGCGTTAGTCGTAAACGATAGAGTTAAAGAAACCTCTACCACTACTGGTACAGGCACTTTTACTCTTGCAGGAGCAGTAACAGGGTTTGAAACTTTTTCTAGTGCAATTGGAAATACGAATACAACGTATTATGCAATTGTAAACACTACCAATGCGGAATTTGAAGTTGGACTAGGTACGGTAGCAGCTGGCACTTTAGCTAGAACTACTATTATTTCATCATCAAATTCTGACAGTGCGGTAGATTTTGCAGCAGGTACAAAAAATGTTTTCTGTACTTTACCTGCATCAAAATCAGTAATACTAGATGCAAGTGGAAACATTGTTGCAAATAATGGAAGTAATTTAACAAATTTAAATGCAGACAATTTAGCTTCAGGTACAGTCCCTGATGCAAGGTTTCCTGCTACATTACCAGCAGTTAGTGGTGCTAATTTAACAAACTTAGATGCAGATGATTTAGCTTCAGGTACAGTACCTGATGCAAGGTTTCCTGCAACACTGCCTGCAGCTAATGGAAGTGCATTAACAAATTTAGATGCAGCTAATTTAGCAACTAATTTAGTTCCAACTGCAAGACTTGGAACAGGCACAGCTTCTTCTACAACTTTTTTAGCAGGGGACCAAACTTACAAAACTATTACTGCAGATATTACAGCAGTAACAGCAGGGGATGGTTTAACAGGTGGCGGATCTTCTGGAGATGTTACATTAAATGTTGGCGCAGGTAATTTAATTGACGTTCAAGCAGATCAAATTGATGTTGATCTTTCAGAATTAGCTACATCTACATCAGACGCTGATGGAGATTTTTTTGCTGTAGTTGATGCAGCAAACGCTCAAAAAAAATTAACAAAAGGCAATATTGCTATTTCAGGTTTTAATAATGATAGTGGATTTATTGATGGGTCTGCTTTAAATGCTTCTAATTTAAGTTCGGGAACTGTGCCTGACGCAAGATTCCCAGCAACACTTCCTGCTGCAAATGGTTCAGCATTAACAGCATTGAATGCAACTCAACTTACTTCTGGAACTGTCCCAGACGCTAGATTTCCCGCAACACTTCCTGCAGCTAATGGATCTGCTCTTACAGATTTAAATGCGTCAAACTTAGCTAGCGGAACAGTTGCTAATGCGAGATTAGATGCACAATTACAAGATGTAGCTGGTTTAGCTGTTACTAATGGTGGGTTTATTGTTGGCGATGGATCTAATTTTGTTTTAGAAACTGGGGCAACAGCAAGAGCCTCTTTGTCATTAGATACAGGTAATGATGTACAATTCGATTCTTTTGGTGTAGGCACAGCTGCTTCAGGAACTACTGGAGAGATTAGAGCAACTAACGATATTACTGCTTTTTATTCTTCGGATAAATCTTTAAAAGAAAATATTAAAAACATAGAAAACCCTTTAGAAAAAATTAGTCAAATTAACGGTGTGACTTTTGATTGGACAGAAGATTATATTAAACAACATGGTGGCGAAGACAAATATTTTGTTAGAAAAAATGACGTAGGTGTTATTGCCCAAGAAATAGAAAAAGTTTTACCTCAAGTGGTTGGAACAAGAGAAGATGGTATCAAAGCTGTTAAATATGACAGAATTGTTGCTTTGTTAATTGAATCCATCAAGGAACTAAAAAAAGAAATAGAAGAACTTAAAACAGGAGCCTAATCCATGGCCCTAGGAGTCACAGCATATTCAGAAGCACCTTTTGGTGCAGAACCCTCAGATGTAATTGCATATCCATCAGGTATTCAATTAACAGCTCAAGAAAATTCAGGTATCGTTAATATAGATGTAGATGTTTCTGTAACAGGTCAAAATTTAACTACAACAACAGGAAATGTAGTTGCGTTTTCATTGGTGATTGCAGAACCAACTGGAGAAGCTTTAACTTCTACTTTAGGAAACACTACAGAAGTAGCTGCAGGACAACAGGTTGATGTAACTGGTTTTGATTTAAATTTTAACCTAGCTAATTCTACACATGACACTTTAACAGCTTTTGGCGAAGCACCTTTTGCAACGTTAAGTCCAGCTACATTCCTTATTCCTGTTGAAGTAGAGGCGACTACTGGTGGTATTCTTGTAGGAACTACTTTACCTATGTCATTAGGTACTCTTTCCGTTGCAGCTGATGCTAACACTGGTGTTACTGGTCAGGCAATGACTATACAAGAAGGTCAAGCAACTGCAGATGACGCAAGTGCTGAAGTAACTGGTCAAACTTTAACATCAAATCTTGGAACAGCAGTGGGTGCTCCAAACACTATAGCGAGTGCTACTGGTTTTGATTTAACTATGCAGCCAGGTCAAGCAACTGCAGATGACGCAAGTGCTGAAATAACAGGTATTGGTATGACTGCCGCTCTTGGTACAGCTGTTTTAGATGCTAATACTTTAGTAGATTTAACAGGTCAAGCAATGACTATGCAAGAAGGTCAAGCTACAGCTACAGATTCGGTAGCAAGACCAACAGGCATTGTTATGACAATGGCTGAAGGAAATGTTGTAGGACCTGTTATATGGAACCCAGTACCTACAGGTAATGCACCTATAGATCCTCCAGGTTGGAAAGAAGTGGCTTGATTTAGATAATAATGTAATTATAATGGAAATATTAAGGGATTTAAAATATGGCAAATTCAACATCAGCTAGTTTAAAACTAACGGTTCAAGCAACTGGAGAAAACTCAGGAACTTGGGGCCAAATTACTAATACTAATTTACTTATATTAGAACAAGCTATTGGTGGATATGACGCAGTTGGTATTACTGCAGCAGCAACTTTAACTTTTTCAAATGGAACATTATCCAATGGTAAAAATCAAATAATAAAATTAACAGGAACTATTTCTGGAAATAAAAATGTAGTAATTCCAGATTCAATAGAAAAAACTTTTATAGTTGAAAACGCAACTAGTGGTGCTCACACAGTAACATTCAAAACTACTTCAGGGACTGGAGTAACTTGGGCAGCAACTGATAAAGGTATAAAAATGATTTATTCCGATGGAACAAATGTTGTAGACACCGCTTTTACAAAAGTTTCTTCAGATATTTCTCCTGAATTAGGTGGTGATCTAGATCTTAATTCAAAAAATATTACAGGAACAGGAAATATAAATACTACAGGAAATGTAGATATTACGGGAACACTAACTGCCGATAATGATGTACAAGCAGATTCAATAGGGGTAGGCACCTCACCTTCAGGAACCACCGGACAAATTCGTGCTACAGATGATATAACTGCATTTTACTCATCCGATGTTGCATTAAAAGAAGATATAGTTAATATTTCAGATCCATTAGAATCATTGAAAAAATTAAATGGTGTGTTATTTAATTGGAAAGATTCATGGATTAAAAAACAAGGTGGTGAAGATGGCTATTTTGTTAGAAAAAAAGATGTAGGGGTAATAGCTCAAGAAGTAGAAAAAGTTTTACCCGAAGCTGTTGCTCAAAGAAAAGATGGTATTAAAGCTGTTAAATACGATAGACTTACATGTTTATTGATTGAAGCGGTTAAAGTATTATCTGATAAAGTAGAAAAATTAAATAAGGAGAATAAATAATGGCACTACCGAATACTAATTTGAAAATGTCAGAAATTCAAACTGAGTTTGGAGGAAGTAATCCTATATCGCTTTCAGAATATTATGCAGGCGGAGCTAATGTTCCTAATTCTACTCCTGCTCCTAATGGGCCTATTCCAACTTCAGGACAAATTGCTATGGGTGTGTTTAGAGGTTCAGAAAATTTAACATTTACAACTGCTACTGGTGGATCTATATCAACATCTGGAAACTACAAAATTCATACTTTTAATAACAGCGGACAATTTAATGTTCAAAGTTTAGGAACAGACGATACTTTTGAATATTTATTAGTCGCTGGCGCAGGTGGTGGCGGTGACGCTGGACCAGAAGGTGGCGGCGGAGGAGCTGCAGGTGTTATTGATGGTAGTCAAACTTTAAATTCAACGGGAAATTATGCAGTAAACATCGGAACAGGTGGAAACGGAAACGGATCTAATGGTGCGGGTGGAGATGGTAATAATTCAGTTTTTTCAGGAAACACAACTGTGACTGCTTCAGGCGGAGGTGGCGGTGGAGGTACTAACGCTGCGGGACGTACAGGCGGATCTGGCGGTGGCGGAGGTGGAGGAGCTAATCCAAATGGAGGTAGCTCTGACCAATCAAACACCGGTGGAACAGGACGTGGTAACGCTGGTAATAATGGTAATGCGCAAAACAATGGTTCAGGTTCTGGAGGAGGAGCCGGTAACCAAGGAAATAACGGTGGTGGAAACCAAGGCGGTCAAGGCGGTCAAGGTTTTTCAAGCAGTATTACAGGATCTTCAGTCACATACGGTGGTGGCGGTGGTGGATCTTCTTGGGATGGAACTAGAGGCCAAGGTGGATCTGGTGGCGGCGGTCAAGGTGGACAAAACCTTGGTGGCGGCGGTCAAAGTGGCCAAGATGGAATTGGTGGCGGAGGCGGCGGAGGCTGTGATGCTACTGGTGGTCAAGGCGGAGATGGAAGAGTAATAATAAGGTACATATTTCAATAATGACTAAATATTTAGCAAAAATAGAAAATAATAAAGTAGTTGATGTAACTAGATTTTCAGACGAAGATTATAATTTAGGT